CTCAACAACGCCGCCGTCGAAAATCGCCACGCCGTTTGCGTCTGTCGTGACAGCCTTGCTGGCCTCAGAGGTGCCAAGCGTTGTGATGTCGAGATAGTTCAACTCAGCGGCAGTGGCCGTGACGCCGTCAAGGATGTTCAATTCAGCCGTTGTGATCGTCGCCCCGTCAAGGATGGCAAACTCTACGTTAGTCACACCGCCGAGAAGCGTATCAAGCGCATCCCAGTTTGCGTTCAGTTTCGTTCCCCAAGTGTCTTCGGAAGCGCCGACTTCTGGCTTTACGAACGTGTAATTGGTTGTGGTTCCGTCAGCCATTATGCGGCCCTTTCCAAATAATCTGCATCAGTCCAGCTTGTGACTGGGTCGGACGCGTTGATCCACTTATACCGCGCAGATACTGGCGCGGCTATGCTTATGTCATCTGAGGCCGACATCAACCTGACCCGGTTATACGATATTTGCGGCGAAATTGAAACTGCATCAACGACAGCGCCCACGATTGACATGAATCCCTGCGATGTTGACGCAAAAGCCACGCTCGCAGCAACTTCACTTTGACGAACAGCAACCGCAGAGCAAGACGCCCCAACGCCAATGCTGGCAGACGCGCTCGCATCTTCTGTGCTGTAGTTTTCGCCATAGACAAACGTGCCGTATGTTGAAAGGCCGTATCCGGGACGGAAACCCACATCCACGTCGTATTTGACGGCAGAGACAGACATGATGCCGCCAAGGCTGGCAACCGCCGATCCCTGCGCCACGCGAACGGGCGTTGGATTGGATGCCACAAGCCCCACAGACGCCGCACAGGACGCCTCAACGATAGTTACTGCACTCGCAGACACGGAAAATGAAACACCGACCGCAGCAGCAGCCTGTGTCGTCTCTGGCACACCATAAGCACCAGACCCGTGAACACCCGTGTCATATGTTGAGCGCAGCGCCATCAGCTTGCCGTGATGTCAAGGTCGCCGGTTGGGATGCGAAAAACGTCGCCGTCATTGATGGCTTTCGCAACGGACAGCGCCGAATGTACGATCATGTTGCCGCTGGTTGACGCATCCATGATGCCAATGTGGCTGACTGTACCCCAATTGCCGCCGTTTGCAGCGGGAAACTCAACAGCGGCAGAGTTTGACGCCGTGTCGCCGGTGACGGTGAATGTCACTGCCGTGCGGGCGTAATCAAAGCCAGACACCTCAGTGCCAGCCGTGCCGGTGTCGGTAGGGTCAGACGTGAACAGACCGATATACCAAACTGTCGGGCGCGTTACGCTCCCAGTCGTCAGCAGGTATTGCAGCGTGCTTGTCTCAAATGCGTTTGTCAAAGACATGGTTGTCTCTCCATCAGATATATCTGGCGCAATTATACACCATGCTGGGTTTAATAGCTAGTGACGCGCATCCTAAGGCCAGAGCCTGCAAACCGCGTGTTGTCAGAAGCAAGCTGCAATGAATTAAGCCCTTGAGAATACAACGCAGCCCACGTCTGCAAGCGGGCATCGTCGATGAGATACGGGGCCGATTGCATCAGCGATCCGTATAGATAAACGTCAGGCGCGGTTCGCAACAGCCAGTTGGCTGCGTTCGTGCCGCTCAGAGCAGGCGTCCGCTTGTAGTATGTCAACTGCATTGGATATTCTGCGTCCGGCGTTGGGAACACCTCAATGCTGTCACCGATGTTTGAATAGAACCGAGGCTTGCCCGGCGTGTCCATTGTGTTTTGGCGATACTCAAGCATGTCGTCGCGGGACACCAATTCCAGCCGCACAGCGTCGTTTGACGTGATGGCGAACCGAATTGTCTCCATCCAGTCTGGCGGCATCTGAACATACCGGCTGTCAAGCGTGGCATCGGATCGCTCAACCATGTTGTAATGGCGAAGATCCCGATCAATGCCAGCTTCGGCCAGCGCAATGAAATCAGGGATTACAGCGGCAAGGTCGTCGCGGTTAAGCCAGTTTCCGATTGATGTCTGCAATTCTGAATATGTGCTGATCGCCATTACTTAGGCTTCTTCGCTGTCTTAGCAGATGCCTTGAACGCAGCCGCCGTTGGTGCGCCCTTGGTGCCAACCTTGCGCATCTTCTCGCCAGATCCAGCCTTGATGCGGGCTTTCTTGGCGGCAATGTTTGCATAAAGACCCTTGGCCATCACTTCTTTCCTTTTGCGAGACAACGGCCAGCGGCCTTGCATTTGCCAGGTGTCGGACAACCCTTGCAGGTTTTGAACATAGGCGCTTTGGTGGGTTTCCGCATGTCAGTCTCCATGAGGCGATTGCTTTATGCCCGCTGGCATACCATATCCCAGCCCGTCACGCTAGACCGCGCAGGTTCCGTCTGATCGGTTCGTTCTTGGTCGCGCTCTCACCACGGGCTGTTGGTGCGAAGACAGCCACAAGGCCAGCAGCATCGGCGCAGTGACTAGCCCAGTCGTGATCTGGCCCCAAGCCAATCTCGCGCTTGTCGTCCCATTTCTCGTGATACCATGACAGCGCCTCACGCCCGGCAACCGTTGCGTCCTCGTTGAACCGACACTGCGGGAACATGGACCGCAGCGCGTAGATTCGCTGGACGGCAGCGCCCTTGCCTTGGTTCGGCACCACATACGTTGCGAACCCAGCCTCTCGCAGAAACTTCTCCGGCGTCACGCTGTAAACGTTGTCGTGCTTGACCCCATCGTGCGGCAGAACGCAGGTCGCATCCGCATAGTTGTTTTCACGCAGCCAATTGACGTGCGCCTCGAATGGCTGGCCGACAGCCTCGTAGTAATCCAGCCAGCGGATCTCCTCACCGACATACTGCACGATCCACATTGCCGTGGCATCCGCTGACGATGATGTTGAGCCAATGTCCCAGACCGCATAGACCTTGTTCATGCCGTGCTTGTTGTAGAACCCGATCCGGTTTTCCTTGCGCGCCACATCCAGCAGATCGGCATAATACGCCCCCTTCAACGCCCGCAGATATGCGCCTTCCCAGACGTGATCGTAGACCGCCTTGTCGAGCGTCTTTTCCTGCTGTTCACGCAGCGCCTTTAGGCCATCGGGGAAGTAAGGATTGTCGCGCCAGTTGATCTCCGCTGAGAACAGGCCCGGCGGATTGTCTTGGCGGAAACGCCTGTCAACCGGGCTGCGTTCCGTCTTTGGATTCCACAGCGCCCAAATCTCGGAATTTGGCTGGCGAAACACCGTGGCCTCAAGAGCGAGCCATGACCCTTCTGGAATGTCCTCAGCTTCCTCGACAATGGTTAGATCAATCTTGGCCAGCGACTTGATGGATTGTTCGTTCCTGCGCAGACCCCGAAAGATAAACTCCGTCCCGTTTGACCCTCGGATGTAATCCACGCCAACATCGTAGTGCGCTTCCAGCCACGGGTGCGCCTCGATCGCCGCCTTGATCTCGGCGTGCATGGATTGCTTGATGCTGGCTTGGAACTCACGCACGCACAAAATGCGCAGCGGTTCAGCATACCCCCACACAGCGGCCATGAGAGCGGCGCTGAATGATTTGCCAGACCCGCGACCACCATAAAGCGCCCGATACCGTGCAGCGCCCCTGTTTGGCGACAGGACAGGCACCAGCTTCGGCGGAAGTTTAATCGTCGCGTTTGTCATCAGCCGATGCGGCCTGGATGATTATGCGCGTGGGCGCAAGTGATCCGTCGCTGGATGTGACGTCCTGCTCTACCTTGTCGGAGTAGCCGTGCTTGGTCATCATCATCTTTGTGATAGGTGCGTTGAAAACCCCACCAAGACCGCCGCGCAGCAATTGACGCTCTTGCGTTTCGGCTATTTTGCCAAGGATGTTAGAAAACTCTTTTGTTTTGTCATTTGCCCAGACGTGGCAAGTCTCGCGGCGAACGCCAATCTCACATGCCAAACCTGCTACACTTGGCACAGGGTCGCCAACATTTTCCCATCCGCCATTGGCGTATTCCCAAGCCTTCCGGACAAGTTTTGGCGTGTAATCTGTTGGGCGTCCTGCTGGCACTTTGTTCTCCATTGTTGGCGCACACGATAGCACGCTTGTTTTGCTTCGTCTATCTTTCCGCAAGCAAGCCAAGCAACGGACGAAGGCGCTCCATCTCGGCTTGTCCTGCACCAGTAGCAAGTAAGCCTGCTAGTGGGGATACGTTGGCTGCGTTGAGGTTGGATAGATTAGATAGTCGGGAATCAAAGCGGGCGAAG